GAAAGGTTTTTTTGATTGACTTTTACAATAAAAAGTATTAAATTAAAACATAATAGGAGAATACTATGAATAAAATAACGTTGGATACTTTTATCCAAAAATACAATCTTGGTGGGAATGTTAATTCCGTCAAATGGAACTCCGATGGGAGTACATTGTCCACGAGATTTATATCACCTGACAAGAGTTTATTGGGTGATTTAACTTTGGCAAAACAAACTTTGCCTGAATTTGAAGTGGGTGTTTATGACACTCCTTTATTATCTAAAATGTTAGGTACATTGGCTGACAAAGTTGATTTTAATTTGACTAAAGTTGATAACTCACCTGTTGCTTTTCATTTTACGGATTCAATAATGTCGGTTGATTATGTATTAGCGGCAATTGGTGTCATACCTGATGTTCCTGAATTAAAGAATGTTCCTGAGTTCAATACTTTGGTTAATATCGATAATCAGTTTATTAATTCTTTTATTCGTGGTAAAAGTGCTTTAGCTGATGTTGAACATTTTGCGGTTAATCCAATAGATGGTGGTTTGGAATTTGTTATTGGTTATAGTGATATTAATTCAAATCGTATTAGTATTAAAACTCAAAGTGGTGCAGTTGCTATGACAGAATCAATAGTTTTTAATGCTAATCTTTTTAAGGAAGTATTAAGTGCTAATAAAGAATGTTCTAAGGCAACACTACAGATTTCTAATAAGGGTTTGGCACATATTGAATTTAATGTTGATGATTTCAATGCTAAGTATTGGTTAGTGTCACGGCAGACTTAATATGGAATCACATGGATTATGGGTTGAAAGATATCGACCACAAGATTTATCGACTTATGTTGGTAATGAACATCTTAAAACTAAAGTTGATAGATTTTTAGAAGATGGAAATGTTCCACACTTACTTTTATATGGTAGAGCTGGTGGCGGCAAAACCACACTTGCTAAAATTATTGTTAATAATGTTGAGTGTGATTATCTATATATTAATGCGTCGGATGAACGAAATATAGACTTGGTTCGAGACAAGTTGAAGACTTTTGCTTCTTCAATTGGTTTCAAACCTACGAAAATAGTCATACTGGATGAAGCGGATTATTTAAATGTAAACTCTGCCCAACCAGCTCTCCGTAATCTAATGGAAACCTTTTCACAACATTGTCGATTTATATTGACTTGTAATTATGTTGAGAAAATCATTGAACCAATACAAAGTCGTTGTCAAACTTACAAGATAACACCACCATCCAAAAAAGAAGTTGCATTACATTCTAAGGATATCTTGGAAAAAGAAAATATAACTTTTGATTTGGATGATTTGGCACTCGTGGTAACTGCGGGTTATCCTGACCTACGAAAAGTTATCAATGACTTGCAAAGACAAGTAATAGATGGGAAGTTGAAGATTGATAAACATGGAATGTTACATAATGAGTTTAAACTTCAGTTCTTAGAGTTGATAAGAAATAATTCTGATATAAGAACTATTCGTAAGTTGATTGCCGATAGTAGTTTTAGTGATTACACCGAGTTATTCAGATTACTATATGATGAAGTAGAAACATTTACAGGTGATAAGATACCAGAAGTCATATCAGAAATATCAAAGGGTGCCTATCAAGACGTATTAGTAGTGGATAAAGAGATTAACTTTATTGCTACCGTATCAAGCATATTGGAGAAATTAAAATGAGTACAAAACCAATGAAACCATTATCAAAACAACAAGTTCAGGTAGATTTACAAGAAGCAGAAACTATGACTTGTCTGGAATGTAATAATAAGATTTTCATTCAAGGATATGTCATAAAGAAAATATCAGCAATTATGTCACCAACTGGCGAAGAAGTTATAGCACCAGTTCAAGTCTTTAATTGTGGAAATTGTGGTGAGATACTACCATTAAATGAGATAAATGAACTTATTTAGTTGGATTAACGAACTATTTGTCGGTAAACGAGATTGGGATAGTTTTTCGGATGCCGACAAAAAGAAGTTTAGTCCATTTATGGTAAATCGTTATTTGAGTATGGGTGAAGATTTTTTACCTTTTGTAAATTACTTTCAGAAGTACACGATAGAAGTTATGCCACATAAAGCCGTGTATCAATTTTATTGTAGTTTACTACCAAAGAAAAAGACTTACTTGAAGTATATGAGTGGTAAGAAAGAAAGGACAAATGATTCAGTTGTTCCTTTTATAATGAAGTATTTTGAAATAAGTAAACATCAGGCTGCTGAATATTATGATTTGATGTCAAAAGAAGAGTTAATATTGTTAGTGAAAAAGTTTGGAAAATCCGATAAGGAAATAAAGAAGATGAAAATTAGATGAGTAAGCTATGGATGGCTTTGGGTATATCATTATTAGGTCATGTATGGGCTTGGTTTCATATGCAAGGTCAGTTTAAATATGAATGGGCAAAAAGTATGTGGTGGGTTATATTAGGTGGAATTCCAATTAGTCTTGCTTTTTGGTATGGAACTAAATGGTATTATGAATATTTTGGAAATTACTGGTACGTAAGACCAATTGGATTTGGAATGGCTACAATAGTTTTTACCATATTGACTTATTTGGTTTTACATGAAGTACCCGACACCAGAACTATAATCAGCTTAATTTTATCAGTTATCATTATAGCAATACAATTATCACACTTAATCATAAAATAGGAAAAGTTATGAATATAAAAGAAAGAGAACTAGAAACACAATTAGTTGATCCGACAGAAGATACGGAAAGAGTATCTAGTGATATAGTAACACAAATGGAACAAGAATGGCCAGAAATGACCAAGGAGTTCAAAAGGTTACAACGAGAACAATACGAGTTGTTTCTACACAAACAACACGATTACGGTCCAGGTAATATTTCAGTTGGAACACAATTACAAACAGAGGAAGAAGTACATCTTTCACTTACAGGTTTGTGGTTCAGAATGAATGATAAGATTCAGAGATTAAAGAATCTCTTAATGAGTGGTCGTAAAAATGCAGTAGAAGGTGAGCCGATGGAAGATGCATTTCTTGATGTATCCAACTATGGTATTATGGCAACAATCGTAAAAAATGGAAAATGGGGTAAATAATGAACGAAAAATATTGGGGTGAAAAGAAAGTACTCACGAAAAAAGACATACAAGTGAATGGTGGTAAACCAGAAAAACATATAGCAGTTCACGAGAACAAGATTTATTATTATGCTGGTGTCAGTAGAGAGAGTTCAGTAGAATTAAATAAAAAGATAGGTGAGTTAGAAAGTAAAAGCTTGACTTTATCAAAAACTCTTGGTATATTACCACCGTCAATAAAGTTGTTTATTAATTCGGGTGGGGGTTCTATCGTAAGTGGTATTGCTTCTATGGATACTATATTAAGAACACAAGTTCCAGTTTACACTTACGTAGATGGGTTTTCAGCAAGTGCTGCCACTTTTTTAACAGTAGTTGGTGAGAAAAGATTTATGAGTAGAAATTCTTATATGTTGATTCATCAGTTAAGTAGTAACTTTTGGGGAACGTATTCTAATTTTGAAGATGAAAAAGAAAATCTTGATTTGATGATGAAAACTATAAAAGACATTTATAAAAAATACACTAAATTACCAATGAAGAAACTAGATGAAATATTAAAACATGACTTGATGTGGGATGCTCAGACGTGTTTAAAATATGGAATAATTGACGAGATAATATAATGGGACACGTATCACACTCACAGTTTGTATCTTATAATGAATGCAATTTAAAATGGAAACTACGTTATATAGATAAATTAGGTACATTCACGGGTAATATACACACGTTATTTGGAACAGCTATGCACACCGTCATACAAGAATATCTCGCGGAAATGTATTATAAGTCCATTAAGGAAGCGGATAACCTTGATATGGAGTCGAGATTAAAAGAAGAGATGATGAATGAGTTTAAGCTTATAAAAGAAAATCAAGAAACCTTACCTTGTAGTCAAGATGACATGATTGAGTTTTATCAAGATGGTTTAGCTATACTTGAACACTTTAGAAAACATCGTGGTAAGTACTTCATGAAGAAGAACTATGAATTAGTCGGTATTGAGTTGCCGATATTCATGGAATTACAAAAGAACGTTGAGTTAAAGAGTTATCTTGATGTAGTCATAAGAAACAAAGTATCAGGTAGAATTACTATTATTGATTTAAAAACATCTACCAGAAGTTGGACGGATTTTCATAAGAAAAACTTTTATAAGAAAGCACAATTATTACTTTACAAACAATTCTATTCAGAGAAATTCAATGTACCGTTGGATAAGATAACGGTAGAATTTTTGATACTAAAGAGAAAGATAGCAAAACAAAGTGACTTTCCAATCAGTAGATTACAGAGATTTGAACCATCTAATGGTAAGCCAAGTGTTAATAAAACAATGAAGGCATTCACAGAATTTCGTGAAGCTATCTATGATGGGGAAGGAAATCATAAAACTAACAGAGAGTATAATGCCTCACCAGGTAAAGCCTGTACATTCTGTGAATTTTATAATACGGAGCATTGTAAATGGGGCAAGAAACTTTAAAAGTAGGTATTGTCGGTAGTCGTAAATACGAAAACCGAAGAAAGATTAAAGAATTTATCTTTAAGTTAAAACAAGATAAAGGAATAGATACCATAATAGTTAGTGGTGGATGTCCAGAAGGCGCTGACTTTTATGCTAAGAAATATGCTCTTGAATTAGGATTACAATATGAAGAATATCCACCAGCACACAAATCACATAATTTGTATTGTCCATTACATGAAAGGAATTATAGTAAACCCTATAGTGTTAAAAACTTCTTTGCTCGCAATAAACAGATAGCAATTCATTCAGAGTATGTAGTTGCCTTTATTCCAAGAGGAGTTGATTCTCCAGGTTCTATGTCTACGATAAATTATGCTAAGAAATTTGGTAAAAAAACTCTTGTTATTGATTAATTCTTTATATTTATATATATACAAAAGAGTAGTAAGGTTATGAAACAAGAAACAAAATTAACGTCAGTTAAAATAATAAAAAGTCTATATGAGCAATTTAAATTCAAAACTGTTAATTCTTCAATGAATTTACAAAAA